GCGCCACCATCCATATCGTGTATTGAGTTGTGGTCAACATGCCTTATCTCCGTGGTATGTACATGTAGATCAGCGCACCAACAACGAGCACCGATGCGCCGATGCTCATGTAGGTCAATGTGCTGTAAATGGGATGGGTGTCATCTGAGACATACGGTATCGCCTGGTGAACCGCGTTCGCTTGCGCCTCGATGCTGTCGAGCTCGGCGCTTGCGGCGATCAGGTGCGCCCGTGCTACCGCTGCGCTTGCGGCGCTCGATGTCGCGGCGTGCGATATTAAGGCCGTCTGCGAAGCGCATCCGCTGGTCAGCATCAGGATGATGAATAGCGCGAGGTGGATCATGGAAGAACAGGATCGATCGATGGCGTTTGGTTTGATTTGAACTCGTCAAGCGTGCGGTTGTACAAGAATCCTGGGCCCGGATAGCACCCGCGAATGCTGCCATCGATAGCGCATTGAATCCATTCGCCTGGTGGAAGGTTGTCGCTAGATGAAACAATGACACGTTCTACGATGTCGTTCACGATTAGGGCGTAGTAGGTCATGCGGTAAATGTTCCTCCTGTCGTAAATGTGTGATAGGTGTAGGTGCCATCATTGGTGACGGTGCCACCGCTTCCCACTTGGGCTCCCAAATATCGAATGACCACTACGCCGGAAGCACCATTACCGCCGCTGCTGGCGCTACCACCGCTACTCGTTCCACCGCCGCCGCCGCCTGAGCCAGTAAATGCAGATCCGACAGAACCGGCTGTCGCCCCATTGCCACCAGTGCCGCCAATACTTGATCCACCCGCAGCGCCCGGCGATGTATACGAACCACCACCTCCGCCACCTGCGTAGGTCGATCCAAAGTAAGTGACGCCAGTGCCACCGATTCCCGTCCCACTGTTTCCCGCCGCGCCAGTAGATCCCATGCCGCCGCCGCCGCCACCTCGGTATGGCGAATTAGAACCACTGGTAGACCACGCACCCCCGTTAAATCCGACACTGCCCACACCTCCAGTAGCAGGAGAAATTCCATTTGCCCCGCCACCGCAGCCACCATTTCCACCGTTCACTCCTGAACCTGCACTGTTTGCTCCAAAACCACCACCGACCGCAGTGCTCATTGCTGTGCAAGTGGTACTACTTCCTGTGCTTCCGTTGAATGATGAACCTCCACCCGCTCCACCCGCGCCACCTGCGCCGATTGCAATACTAAAACTGTCGGCAGTAGTCACGCTATAGGCAGCTGCATATTGGATAGCACCAGCACCGCCACCACCTGCTGCTTGGTTGCTTGTTAGTCCACCGCCGCCACCGCCACCGCCGCCGACTAGCAAGAAGTCTGCTGCGTAAGTAACGCTGCCCGTTCCGAAGAGAGCGCGACGCATCATTGAGGTGTACATGGTCAGGGAATGCTTTCTGCTGTGATGCGTGCGAAGATGGTTGCGATGTGTCGGTTCTCGCTGCCGGATGTCGGGTCGGCGTAGAGCACGATGGTTCCCCAAGAGTTGGCGTCTACGGTCAAGGTTTGCGCGGCAGTCCAGGCCACCGTGGCAGTGCCGCCGCCAGCGTTGACTACTGTGCCAGTGCCTTGCACGGTGACCGTGCCCACGGTTAGATAGCCCTTAGGCGTAAATCCTGCGTTCGTCCAGTGGAAGTTTGCACCGTCATCGTGCACGTGCATCGAGATCGAGAACACCTCACCTTTGCAGATGACCTGGGGCGGGATCGGAGTTACGAGCGTGAGGTTGGCCATTAGGTGCACCTGATTGGGTTGGGGCGATCGAAGTAGTACGCAGCTGCGCCCGTCTTTGTGTAACTCACAGTCATAATCACAATCGCTTCTAAGCCGTCGATTACCCATTCAGTTGAGTAGTACGAACCAACCGGGCCGACCGTCGACGCAGGGCTCGATATGTTCATGCCGTCAATATCTGTGGAACTGGTGTTGAACAACTCTCGCAAGTTGACCGCATCCGTAAATGCATATCCAGTGCCCGTGACTTCCTCATGCCAAGGCGACGCAGACAACAACACCGCTTCCGTGCCTGTGTATGACCATCTGCAACCGGCTGTAATAACGTTCGCCGATTTAATGCGTGCAAGGAACGTCCGCGTAGCAAACGGTTCCGGCATTGATGCTCTGTATGCGTAATCAATAGCGCCCTGATTCGCGGCTAGCGTGTCCGCTGATTCCATGAAAGCGTTCATCACGGTACGGTTGGCTTTACCGTATAGACCGCTGTTAAAGATGGGACGTTGGTTACTCATGTGTCGAAGTTGAATTGTTTACTTGCCAGACTTCGTCCTGGTGTAGCGCACGTGTTAACTGGTGGTAACGCTGTCAAGAAAGCGTTGTAAACCGCTTCCGGGAACATGAGTTTCAAATCCTCGCGATCTTGGTACGGTTGATACCAAGCAATCTTTTCTGCTTGGTTGTACGGAACGCCTAAGAACGTAGTAGCAGCAGCGACAAGGAAGGGAGCGCCTCCCGTGTTTGGCGCTGGGCGCTGCTCAAAGAACGACATCCAATCAAACAGGAACTTGAACTGCATGATGTAAATCTGATCGTTCACTGGCGAAACGCTGATCCCGTTGCAAAGAATTTGCCCGGCGTCATAGCCAAGGAACTCTTCCGAGTTGCGCGTACCAAGCCATCCGCTGAAGTACGGGCCGGGCTCCGGTGCGATCTCGTCATCGGGCCCAAGCGTGAATGTCCGGTCGTAGTGGAACTCGCAGATGATTTGCATCTGCTGTACAAACCGATTTGCCGGCTGTCCTTGAACGTCTACCTTTGTACCGCCGATGTCGCCACCAGCCGACGCTGGCGGAAACGTGTACGGCTCCGCGGGTATTGCTGCATCGCGTCGCCATATCGGCATCTGCCTCATTGAACTTGTGCGCGTGATCCGCGTCCATGGCTCCGGAACCGTTGCGTTGTATTGGAACTCTTGGATGCTTGACCAATTCGCGGTGACCGTCCAAGTCTTCGGCGCGGCTGGATTCACGCGCCAATCGACTGACTCACAAACAAGGAATGAGGCATTCGCATCGCACCCGGTGTAGCGCGCTTGCACTTTGGGAATCTTCAATGCGCCAGCATTAACGCCAGTTTCTGAAGCAGCAACAATGATCGCTATATCTTCCGGAACGTTCGCCATATCTTCTGGAGTTGAAGGCAACCAAGACACCAGATAGGTCTCAGTCATGGTGAACGGCTGTCCAGGGCTTCCGATCTTGTACTGTGGGCCACTTGCGTGACGGACGATTTTTAGCGCTCCCATTAGTCTCCCTTCACCTTTGCGAACATGGCTTCGAGTGTGTTACCAATCATTGTCAAAAGCGGCCCAGCGCTTTGGCCTAATGTGCTACCCACAGCAGTTTCGACTGGGTTTGCTGCAGCGGCTTCGGCCATCTCCGGCATTTGATTCAAGGAACCGAGCGCCATCAGTGTGGCATCTGCGCTTTCCGTGGCGATCAACTTCGTTTGATTCCAAATGGCGTTTAGGACGATCATGCCTTCGCCAATCTGCTGCGCGTTCTTGAGAGTGCTGGCAGTCTCTTCGGCTATGGCATCCTGCTTTGCGCGGTCAATGCCCGCCTGTGCCGGGCCCATTGCTTGCCCGATGGCCATGTCGGATTGCAGTTGTGCCTGTGAAAGATTGGCCGCACTGGTCATGGCTTCCGGAGAGAACGTGTGCGCTAGTTTGGAGAGATGCTCAGACCGATCCGAGACAGCCGCGTACATTTGCATCGCTAGTTGAATTACCTTTTGAGCGCCCATCATTCCAGCCATCGCGCTGCTATTGGCGCTGATGCGGTTAATCTTTTCCATAGCACCATTGACGCCGGAGATCAGTCCGCTCGTATCTGCTGTGATGCTTACCGATGCCTTTAAGTCATTAGCCATGGTGCAATCCTGTGCGCTGGTGCGCCTGTCATTGCGCACGTAAGAGTGATGAGCAGACTCTCAATCCGTTCCTCCGGCGTTCTTTCAGACATCAGCCCGACTGGCATATCCATTCGAGCTGCTGGAGTCATCCTCCAGATGCGCCTTTCGGCGCTTGAATAGGGCGCTCTTTCATTACCTCCGCAATAATGGCGTTGCCGATTTCAATGCGCAGATCAGCAGCGGCTACGCCTTCAGCCAGTAACGGGGTACCGTCGGTGCATCGAACGCAAGCAATCCACCAGTACTGGCCGCCGCCGGCAATGTCGCGCATCACTGGTCGCCGCACCTGGAGTGGTGGCAATCCTTCGATGTCGGCATCGCGCCATCCGTCGCCTAGATATTCGGTTCCGATTGGCATTAGGCTTTCGCCTCTGCGAAGTTGAAGTTGATGGTTGCAGCGCCTTGCCCGTCATACGAACGGCTGGCGCTGGTCAACATGCAAGTGATGCTGTACGACGTTCCCGAATTGCCGTCAGTCCAACCAACAATGGTCTTGGTATCAGTTGCGGTATTGATCAGCAGCGTGAGCGCTGTTTCTGCGGCGGTTGTGGACATTGCCGTGCAGGTGATCTTGCGCGTCAAACGGCCAGCCATTGCCAGCGTAGTGAGGTCGAGCGTGGTGGTAATGTCAATCTCTTGGCGAGATAGGTCGATCGTCACGTTCTGTACCGGAATGGTTACCGAGTTGATCGTGAGCGTTCCGCCGTAGCCGGCTGTGTATGTCGTTGGCATCTTTTAACTTTCGTCGTGGGTAAGGAATGTCGTGGTAACTACGATAATTCGTTCAGCATCGCCTGTGCCATCATCGGGCACGGCGTCAAGTGTTCTCATGTTGATATCAACCATCCGAAACGTGATGGAGTCTTCTGTCACACTCGTGGCAAACGCTGCGGTGATCTCGTCCGCTACTTCAAGCGCGTCTGCTACGGTTGCAGCAACGCACGAAAAGTTTACGGATAGCGTTACTACGTTGGTCACTTCGTTGGTGGTTTGTAGCCAAGCTGCAGACGTAAACTCGTAAACGACGTATGGCAGCGCTTCGCCTTGGCGACGCCAGCGCGGCGAAAGTTCCGCACGCGTGAACTCCGGTAGCAAGTACGAGTACAGCGCCTTTGTGATGTTTTCGAGGCTTCTACCCACGCAGGGCCTCCTTGCACGCTTGAAGGATGTAGTCGCGCAGTTTGTGGGTGGCGTCCGGGATCATGCGCGAAGCAATAGCGCGAGAACGCCACGCTCCCGCGATCTGTTTAGCCGTGGCGCTCTTTCGCGCCTTAGTGCGTCCGGAGCGCTCTGCGACAAACGTAGGCGCTGCCTCGCGTGCTGCGGCGAAGACTGCGCGCAGTTTGCCGGCGCGCTCCGATCGTGGGCCTGTTAGTGCCGCTGGTCGTTTCGCGGCAATAATCGCTTTGTAGTTGCCCTGCTCTGCCTTGGCGTTTTTGCTAAAGTTGGCGTAGGCCTTGGATCCCTTGGCGTAGTGCCGGAATCCTGCTTCTAGCAAGTGCCAAATCTTCTGCCGCCCGCCCGCACCGGTGCCTCCACCCTTGCCGTACATGACGCCGACACGACCAGTGATCCCGGCATGAACGCCGCCGCCAGCGCGACGTACATCGATGCGGGTTGCTTTATCGATCGCGCGACGGTGCAACGGCTTACCCTTGTAACCCGCCGCTACCCAAGTCTGCCGGAGTGCGGCGCGCACTGGGTCGAGCGCTTTTCGCATCGATCGCTTCATTACGTTCTGTGCGACTTTGGGCCCAAGACGAGCCAACGCGGCGCGGACGTTGCCGTCGCGGAACTGCGTTTTCATCGTCACCTTGGTAGCCGTCATTCCGTTACCTCCGTTGCTTCCATCTCCAAGCGCCGGCGCTTCTGGTCACGGTCAAAGCAAGCGCGAATGTTGAACACCCGCTCGGTGCCGTTGTCCAGGTAAAGGAGTCGGCTGTTGGTGGTCACCGCAGGATGCCAGGCGGCGAGAATGCGCCAATCGGAGCGCGTGTTAACACCAAGATCGTCCACCACTTCGTTCGTGCGCGCTGAGTCAATGTGGCAAGCAATCTTTGCGACACTGAGCCATGAGACTTCCGCCTGGCCAACTGCGTCGACTGTGCGTACTGGGTTCTGCACTGTCATAGAGAGCCTCAGCATCCCGGATGGCACATGGCCAGCCATTTACGCTATTCCTTTGCCCATCATTGAGGTCACCCTGTCCCAGTAGGTCGAGTCGAGCGCGATGGTGTCATCGCCGCGGCTTGCCACATGGTGCGCCACGCGCTGGAGGAGCGCCATCTCTAGCAGCGGGTTAAGCGCTGCGTTACCTGCTGTTACGGTCAGCGTGACCGGGTAGGTCAGATTGTCGATGTCCATATCGACGTAGACCAAGCCATTGATTTGGATTTTCGCGCACGTGCCCGTGAGCGGTACCGTTGTGCTATCGCTGTAGGTGGCCGTAGTGCCCGCTAGGTCGCCTTGGCGCTCCAAACGGAGGTAGAGACCGCCGTAGATCGTGACGGGCGCTGCGGGCACCCACTGCGTTCTGGTGACACTCTCCACGCACCACCCAGTGCGCTCCTCAAGTTCCCGTACTGCCGCTGCCCATGCAATGCCAATAGCCGGGTCATCCTCGGTGTGAGGAATGCGCGCCCAACTGCGGAACTTTGCGATATCTAGGGCCATAGTTCCTCGCTGCAGGTAGGTGGGGCCGAAGCCCCACCCACCTGAAGGATGAGAGGATCATTACGCGATGTTGGAGACGCGCAACTGAACGAGCGCATCGCCGCGGGTCACGTTGGCGTTGGCAAAGGCAAGCGCCGTGTACTTCACCTGGCCAGTGGTCGCCAGGGTGATGTCGTCGCGGATCATGCCGATTCCTGCCCACTGACGAATCGCGTAGGACTCGCGAATGTCTCCAACCACGGCCATCACGGTCTTGGTGGTGCCAGCGGTTGCAACGTTCACAGGCACATACTGCGTGACGTAGACCGGGAGGCCCATCAGCGTGAACGGTGCAGCTCCCGTGATGCCCTTATCGGCAGACGGGACAAACAGCGGCACGTTGTTAACCGTGGTAGCGGCAATCGCAGCGTAAACGTCTTGTGGGATGATCCAGGCGCAGCCAGGACTATTCCAGTACGCCGCAGGGAGCGTGTTGTAACGCATCTGCGTGAGGTTGTCGAGGATGACGGTAGCGGACGAAGTTGCAGCAGTCACCTTCTGTGCGCGGGTGTTGGTGTTACTTGCGCAAGATGCACCACTACGTACGCCGACACTCGTTGAAGCAGGATCAAAGATGCCCGTTGGCATATTGGTGCCCGTGCCTCCGATGAACCCGAACTCCAGGTTCTTGCTCAACTTTGATTGAAGATCCATCATAACTTCGGCTTCCACGTCGAAGTTCGCCTGGCGCAAGAGCGTCTGCGAAACTTGCGTAGTCGGTGAGCACAACTTCGGTGGCAAGAGCACTTCAGCAAGTGCCATGTCATTGGTGACAGCGGTGCCACCTTCAGCGATCCACGAACCAGTACCGCTAGTCGCAAGAGTTGCGCCGTAGTTTGCGCTGGTCTGCGTGTTGTAGCGGAGCGATGGGTAACCAGTGACGCCGGACTTGTAGTCCGATAGGTTAATCATCGTTGAATTAGCCGCTAGGAACTTGAGAATCTCTGTCTCGTAAATGGCAGGAACCATGATCGTGCCGGCAGCGGTTGCTGGCGTGGTTGCGGTCGAGAGTGCACGCACTTCAGGTGCAGCGCCACCCTTCAACCAACCTGCAAACTGCTCGCGGTACTTCTTGGTATCGCGCTCTTCGCGGCCAAGTTCCATGTCGCGCTTGGCGATGATTTCGACAGCGCTCGACGATGCGAAACGCTCGCGCATTTGCGCGGAACGGATCTCTGCCTCGACGGTAGCAAGTTCGTTAGCGACTTCGTGGCCGCGAGCTTCAATCTCGACGGTCAAAGAATCTTGTGCGAGAATGGAATCGCGCTCTGCGGTGAGCGCCTTACGGCTTTCAAAGAGTTCGGACAGTTTCATGATGGCATCCTTAGTCGCAGACGAAGCCGGGCAATGCCCGACAGAAGGGTTCTTGCCTCGACGCGACTCTGCGGATACGCGCCTTCGGACACTACGGAAATTTCGATCAAACGAACTTGATTGAGCGTGCGTGTGTTGCCGCTCCAAGAATCTGAGATCACGTTGAAGCCAAAAGACATTTCTGACAACACACCCGCGTCTACGAGCGATCGGGTTGAACGGGCGAGTTCCGTATCTGGCAAGGTCACTGAAAATGCCAAACCGTGCGCGTCGCTGTTAAGTTCAAGAAGACCACTCTTGGTATTTGCCAAGAGGTCGCGCGAATCGTGACCGACAAGCAGCGAGATGTTGGAGCGCAGCGAATTGTCGAACGCGCCGCGTGCCACCTTCTCGGTGAATGGCTTGCCGCCGTTGATGCCGCGCACGGTCAGCGGGTGACTCGGTGCGTCGTACACCGATGCATAGCCGCCGATCTTGTCGCCTTGCATACTGATCTTGGCGGTACGGATTTCAAGCAATGTCTTCACCTCCATCGATGTTCTCGGTGGCGTTGTCGCCCTGG